CGTGTAGGATATTTATCTCTTACATGTAGTTTTATTTTAGCTATATCGTTTTGATTATATTCTCCTTTATTACTATATAAAGATACATTTAAATCGCCACTTGTTTTAGCAGATGACTGTTTTGAATGTGTACTATCATCCCATTTAAATACTAATCGTGGTGGGTAGATTGTATGTGTGTCAGCTGAGAAGTATTGTAAATTACCATTACTGCTTGATACATTTTCCTCAATATTATCTGAATTTTTAACTATAAAACCATAATTAGGAATTGTACTATCATTAAATTTTTGTACTATAGAAGTAACATTTAAATTTAAATCTAAAGAATCCGCATTAGAAAACGATTGAGAGCTTTCAAATCCATTTCCTGTATACCATTCCCCACCTCCTAATGTAATTCCTGTACGTGGGTCTATAGAACCTGTAGTGTTAGAAGCAAATTCAGAAGTGATCCATTGGGTACCTCGGGTTGAATCATTTCTGTATATCCATGAACATCCGTTAGAAGAAGTAGGTAAATTAGAATATTTTCCAGTTCCCTCATCCCATGATTTAGATATAGGAAATATTTTTATAGCTTGATTAGATGATAAATTTTTATGTTCCGTTGAGAATAATTGTAAACTTGAAGTATATGAATTTCCTTCTAATTTATTAATAGCATTTTGTATGTCAGTATCTGAGAACTGAATTAAAATTCTTGACGGGTAATATTTAGAGTTATTGGATCCTTTTTCTTTAACTAGTTCAAGAATTTCATCATTACCTGCATTCATAGTACTCCTATCAGGATGGCTATATAATGTAGTATCTTTTTGGGGAAATATAGAGTAATATGCCATTTTAGTATGTTGTTATGCGTCCATTAATATCTTGATTTGGGTATTTTAATTCAAAAATACTAGGATCCATTGAAGGATATATAACACCTTTTCTTGTAGCTCCTACAAAATCATATTTGTATTGTGAATATCCTAAAGAAAGGCCGTTTTTATTTTCTAATTCTACTTTTTCGACTGTCTGCACACCTCTAATACCTGCTAATAAGTTAGATATCTCGGATATAATGATTGGTTGATTAACTTGCCATTTATCTACATTGAAATAGTCTTTTAATTCAACTATACATTCTGCTATAACTTCATTATTATTAGAATTTTTATAAGCAGTAATTTCAAAATTTAAACTAAAATTAATTACAAACGCATCTTTAATATTAATTGCGTCCGTTAACATTCTATATTGTTCTAGATATGTAGATAAATTGGTTTTAGTTGCTGTATTTAAAGTTGATAAGTGTTTGTTTTGGTCGTATCCTAAAGTATATAAATTTAATGCTAATGGATTGGGTATGTTATTTGAATCTGTTAATAATATAGATGTTTGATCATCCTGTGTTATATAAGCTTTAGCTACTCTACCAAATTTAGAAGGTAAAGATAATGTTCTTATAATATAATCATCTTTAGTAACTGTCCTTTGTTGGGCTGAGAAATTAGCCATTGCATTTAATCTAATATCTTCTATAGAATCCCCTGCTCCCCCACCTGTGGCTGATTCTGGGTTATTAGAAGTTACTGATGATTTAATATAATTTAATAAACCATTATTTAAATTAGGTTTACTTATAGAAATTAAAGTGTCAACTTCAGTAATTGTATTAGATTGGACGTTTGATTCTAAACCACCACCCACAACATATGTTATAGTTAAGGTTGTATTAGCAGGTGCTTGACCATATGTTTTAGTAAATAAAAAATTAGAAGGATCGTATGCTACATCTAATTTAGATCTACCATCATTAATTCCTAAACCAATATTATCTGGATTTGGAATTATTTCTTCATCTGCTTTATCACTTGTACCAGCGCCAAATTGAATTTCTAATTGATTATTTGTTTTAAATCTAGATATAAAACGTCTTGGTGATTTTTTTAATTTTAAAAGGAAAGGTGTTTGATTATTATATTGTTTTAATATAGGATCGTTTGCACCTGTGTTTTCAATTTCCTCAAAAATTGTATCTTGAGCTAAATAAGGGACTTCATACCAAGTATTTCCATCACTATCAATTACTGATTCAATTGATATAATATTATTATCAAATAATTCTAAGGTTTTAAATTTTTCAGCAGACCCTATGGTAAATGTTTGTGATTTAGTTTCACCAGAAATTGCTTGGGTTGACTTTTTTAATAAATAATATGCTGGGTTGTTATCACTATCATAAGAATATACTGAAATATTAGTGGGATCTAAACCAGTTCCATCATTTGAAGAAGATACATTAAAATTAACTTGATTACTTAAATAAAATTTAGGACCCTCAGTTGAATTAAAAACTGAATTAGGTGAAATTTTTAAGGCATAATTAAAATCCGGTAAAGGTACATTATTAGTTAATTTTGAGGGGACTAACTGAAATACTTCTAAATTAACATTAGAAGTAGAGGTTACTCTAGGTTTATAACCCATAGCATAAGCCATGTTATATAAATTTTCTTTTTCTTGTGCTAAAGATAAAAATGATTCACGTAATTGTGTGTCTGTGTAAAATGATAACACATCACCCACATAAGCTGCCATTTCAAGAAACATCATTCCTGGATTACCTTCACTAAAATCATTAAAGCTATCAGGGAAGTAAACTTCAGCAAATTCCATTAATTGGTTTTTATAAGAATTAAAATCCTTATTAAGATATTTTACATCTTTATCTTGTATCTTATTTGATATTTTACTATAGGCCATTTTTATATATTATTAACCATTTCCATGAGGGAAGTATGATGAGTTAAAGTTTAATTGTATAGCATCTGATGATCCGTCTAAATTAAAACTATATGAAATTACTATAAATAACTTATGTTCATCTTCTAAAAAATTTACATCTACGTCCGATAAAGTTATTAAGGGTATGTAAAATTCTATTTGAGTGTTGATTTTTTCTTTTAAAACTTCTACATCTGGGTTTTGCTCAAATAATAGATTTTTTAATCCCACACCAAAATTTGGTTCGTTTACACGTTCACCTGGTTCAGTTAATAGTAAATTAATTAAATTACTTTTAACCTGCTCTTTAAGTGTTTGAGTACCTTTAAACATGTTAACGCTGTCAAGGGGGAAAGCAACTCCGATAGTAACATTTTTGTTAATATCTAAGGGGCTTATTCTTCTATTTCCGTTAACATACGCCATTATGGTCTATTATTTTTTTTCTTATCCATAGCACGCATTAATTCTCTATAATCTCTATTTACAACATTTGCTACTTCAGTAGGCATTGCTTCTACTGGTATAGGTGATGATGTTTCGAATGGTTTAGAAATATTTACAGGTGATAATGCTGATTGTGTGTTAGTATTACCTTGGGCTGTTTCGTTTAATAAATCATTTAACGCCCCATTAGTAGTAAAATGTTGGGAAATTGGTTTGTCTGTTCTTGAACCATTACCCATTATTTTTTCTTTTAAAGAAGTTTGTACATTTTCAGGTACTTTAGTTAAACGTTGAGTGTGTTCCACAATTGTAGGTTTTAACTCATCACGTAAATCTTCTTTAAGTGTTTTAATTTCACGTCGAAGGGCGTAATCGATTTCTTCTCTTACAACCTTTCTAAATAGTTTTTCAAAAGCGCTTGCCTTCATAATAAATAATATTTGTTAATAAATATAATTAAATCAAGCAATTCGATATTGGATTACTTGAAAGTTTGCATTTCGTATTCTTTCTATAGTATTAGGTAATAAATCATCTTCTGGAATAACTATTTCTCCACTTTCTCCACCTAATGCATCATCTAAATTACTTTGGGCATCATTCACAGCATCAGCATAATCTTCATCTTCCATAGAATCTCCTTCTACATCACACATTAAAGTATATTTTAAATAATATGATTCAATTAAACCTATTAATGCATTTAATGTTAGTTTTATGGTGGATATAACTCCTATAGCTAAAGTTATTATTCCCATAGGGATTAGTGCTTTTTTTGTGATTTTATCTACTTTTTTCTTAAAAACCTTTATTGAATTTTTTATTTCTTCAGCTTTAGCATTAGATTTATTTATTGAGTTTGCAAATTTAATTGTGGCATCCCCATCTGCATAAGGGCCTTTCAAAAGAAGTAAACCTACTTGAGCTGATATAGCTATAGTTTGTAATATAGGTACTAATGCGTTTAAAAACGCAAAAATACCTTCAATAATTAAAATTATTTCTCCTACTTTTTGTAATGTTTCTTGTAATTTTAAAAGTTTTTCATTTGACTTATCAATTATAGATTGTAATTTAGTGGCGTTAGATTTTAATTTATTATAAATTAGATCAATACGACTTCTTACTTCTATACTACATATTAATTCGGGGCCCCTCGATGTAATTTCATCCATCATCATTTGTTTGACTGATTCTTTAGTGGGGATTTTTTGTTTAACTTCAGCTATTTTTTTATTAGCTTCTTCTTTTACTTTAGGAGCTACAGTATCTAAGATTTTACTACTTTGTTGAATTAATGTTACTATGGCTCTTGACATATTATACTGTTTTAACTTGGTTACTTAGATTTTCTTTAAATCTATCGTGTAATCTTTGAATTTTAATTTGACGATCTTTTATAGTAGCAATATTTTTAGCACTAGGTGTTGTAGGACCCGCCGGGGATATAAATTCAAGTTCTATTAAAATCATATCTAATATATCATCTATGAGGTCTAATAGTCCTCCTTCTCCTACACCATCTTTATCACCAATCATCCATTCTTGAAATTTATGTCCTAAAATAATAGGTTCAGTAGGTAAATCGCCTTCTTTTAAACCTAAATAAATATTAGGAGAATTTACAACAAATTTACTATCTTGTTTATCACTTGTATCGAAATTAAAACTACCATTAGTACTAAAACCAATAGCTTTATCTGAAAATAATAAAATAGAGTCGTCTTTAGCATTAAATATTAGACGATCTGAATCTATTATTACTTGCTTTCCTTGATATATGTGAGGTGCATCTGGTATATAACTCATTACATTGTTAATTTAGCTATTTTTGTATGATTATTATATTTTTCTTTACTTAAATCCATTCCACTTGCAAGTCTTTGATCAATATTATTAGATGAAATTCCCAATTCTTTACAATATTCACGAACATCGAACCAAGGGCAACTTTTAGCTGCGATTTGATTATGACCTAATACTTTTATATTAGGATATCTAAGAATATAATATTTAACTAATTCATTTAAACTATTAGCCTGATCTTTAGTCATATCAAATGCACCCTTCCCTCCTATCCAACTTATATTAATAGTATTATTATTTCCTACATCTGAACTTTTATTTAATCCTTTTCCGGCACCGTTTACACCATTTGATGATATGCCATCTTTTAACATTTGAACACAAGTCCCTTCATAATCTATGGTTATATGATAACCTCCTTTAGTCCATCCTTTATTTTGCATAAAATAATATGCAATAGCTAAATGAGGATTAACACTAAATGTTTTAGGTGAAGCTGTTGTATGGATGACTAAATATTTTACTCTATTTGAGGTTTCATCTAATGTTATTTGATTTTTTATATTATTCACACTTATTGGAGTATGAACTGTGGTTGATATTCCACTATATTGGGATGAAGGTATGGGGGTGTTAAGGGATATTTCATTTATATTTATAGATTCAGGTGATGAAGATATTTCTTGATTTGTTATGTTTTCTTCCTCTTCTTCTGTCCCCGATATATCTAAAATCTCCACATCACCCGCTCCATCTAAAATTTCTTCCGCATAATCCGCAAAAGGATCATCTGATTCGGATTCTTGGGGTGCTGGTGGTGGGGTTGTTTCAAAAGATTCTGTTGTTTCTTCAGGAATATCTTCTGTGATTTGTTCTGGTTGAGTAATTAAGGTTTCGGGGGTTGCATAATCTCCTGTTAATTGTTCTTGTATTGTTGGTATTTCAACTAAATTAGCTCCAAATGATTTTTGATTTAATGATGATGGGGAAAAATTAGATAATTGTTGGTTTGAAGTCATATAAATAGATGATGCGTCACCCATTATATCTTCTTTAGCATGAATCCAGCCTTTCTTTTCTAAATTATCTGATTGGCCATTCCTAATAATAGTAATAGGGTCGCTTAATTTACCTACATTACTCCATTCATTAGGAGTACCAACTTTATCACTTATATTAGTAGAACCAAATCTTATAGAATTACCAAATCTACCTTCTATAATTGTATCACCTTCATAGGGTAATAGAGGTCTTATATCAAGTGATTCACTAAAATATATACCTAATTCAATCCCTGTTGATCCATCTTCTACTTGTCTTGCTATAGATTGTTCATAATCGTTAGTAGTAGATTGAATATCTTCTACGTAGGGAAGTGCATTATGATGTGGGTGGTTCCATATATTTACTAAGGGAAAGTAATATGTAGATATTTTATTATCTTTATCACCTGACGACATTATTAAAACTACCTCATTTATTAATGGGTAATTTTTTACAAATGAAAATAAAGGTCTTGCAATAGAGTCAGTAGAAGGG